GTAATTGGCGAGTTTAAAACCTTGCTTGCATTGTTGCTAGTGATTGTTGGCTTGACTATGTTGGCTTTTGCAATATGGGGGAAACCATGACTGGATACCAATCTAAAAAAACAGCGGCGTTAGACGAAGAAGGAATGTACCTTGTGCATGAAACTAAACGAATAGAGCAAATTAAAGATTATGCTTACCCGTGCATAATTGCAGAAACTGCTATAAAAAATGTTTATGACATGATAAACGAACGCAAGTTAGATGACGCGCTTGGCGAATGCGTTACTGCTATTTATGAACTAGAAGATATTATTAAATACATTCAAAATGAGAAAATCAAGACACGCTGACATTAGAGCCGCACTACTTAAAGCAGAAGATGGTTTAACAAGGAAAGAATTATGCGAACAAACTGGTATTGCGGATTACTCTATTCGAGCAGCCGTTAAAGCAATGCCAGACGTTTACATAGATAGGTGGCTAAACAAAGGAAATGCTGCGCCACGGCCTGTTTATATAGCGGTAAAAGTTCCAGAGGATTGTCCAAGGCCAAAATAAAAAAAGGGGGGGGTTATTGTCCCCACCTTTTTTGAGTACGATCCTTCCCAATTAAATGGCTTCTTCTTCAGCTTCGCACTCGTACCAATCGTCCGATTCTTCGTCGTAGAAGTACCAAACTTCGTTTTCTTCGTCAAACCAGTACGCTACGCCATCGTCATCGTACTCGTATTCTTCGTCAGCAAACTCATCCTCAATACCAAAATCATCCTCTACTTCAATTCCAAAATAGCTAAGAAAGTCAAAGAAATCAACTTTGGCAACAAATGTAACGTCCATGATAATCCCCTATAAAAATGGTGCAGCACCGCGCTGCAAACCAATCTTATAGCCAATTTATGACACGTTTTTACAATTTTGATACATTGATAACCTGTCCCCGAAACTCTATGTGATTTTTATCAAAAACTTGTACAAGTTCGGGTTGTAAAAGATGCCCATTCCACAATGTGAGAATGGCAAACCCACTGCGCCAATTGACCGGCGCGTCCTCCAAGTAGTCTATAAATTGTGGCCCATTGGTTTCTGCGAGCGTTCCTGTGTCCACACCATACCTTGTGCCGTTAAGGTCGCTAAATGGCGACACTTTGAGGCTGTGAAGGTGTCCTGTAATGTAAGATTTGCCCGACATTACTGAGTTGTTGTAAACGGCATGAATGCCGCCCTTCCACCTATGTTTGATTACTACATCATCAGTCGCCCAGCACGACCAGGCTGGTGTCCACGCTTGAAAATGATCTTTAAGCGTAAAGCCTTTTATATTTGCAAACTCAGGTACACGATTTGCCAATGTGTTTTCAAAACGCGCATCATGGTTTCCAAGCGTCCAGATCAGCTTACATTGACTATTGCTTGTTTTAGCTGCTGTCTCTATTTCCTCCAAGCTAGCTTCGCACGCTTTTAATTCGCTAATCAAACTAGGCTTGCTATCCCAACCAATACGGGGAAAACGGGAAATAGAAGCACCATCAAAAGCATCACCATTGTTAATGACAGCCCTCGGCTTAAACTCTTTAATAGCCCATAAGAGTCCTTGAAATGCCGTTGAACGAATGCCTGGCCAAAAATGTGCATCACTAAAAACAATCACTGTGCCGTTAAGCAATCCAAGGTTTACGCGAACATTATGCGGAATCGTAGCGTAATTTTTTTGATACTTTAAGCCTCTAGGGTCGCCAGCATTAAGCGTAATCTTTTTATCTTTTTCTATTCTTCTGCGTCTGTTTTGTATGCAACGAACGCTTACCCCAAGAATTTCAGCTAATCTTTGACCAGATTTATGTTCATTCCATAATTGGATGAATTCGGATTCAGAACACGCTTCTTTTGGCATATAAATTCCAAAAAGTTGATCTGCGTTTATAACCTATTTTTGTTTCATGATAAAAACAAAGCACATTCGGCAGTTCTGCGTTTAAGTAATCCTGGTAAAACTTTACCACCACCTTTTGTCCAAAGCATAAGTTGTTCCTTTGCTTCTTCCCAATCTTGTGCGTTTATCTTGCGTTTTAGCGTACTGGTCTGTAACCGGCCCAGCCCTAAGTTGTACACAAAGTCCACAATGGCGTTGCACTTGCGTTCATCGGTCAGCAAAATTGGGCATTGGCGCAAAACGCCAGGTAAATAAGTATGGTGCAGTTCATGGAGAAGTAGCAGCGTTGCGTCAGGCTCAGATATGGGGGAATCAATCAAAGCCACCTTGCGCCCGTCAGCGTAATAGGTGCTGCCATAACCAATCGTAGCAATACCCGCAGGACAAAGGTAGGGTTTACTTCTAAACCCCTCAAACTGTTTACACAGTGCCGCGGCTATGTCTAGCCTCATAACCCACGCTTTGCCAAAGTGCGGTCAAGAAACCAATAGTTCAAAGTGCCGGACACTAACGCTGCAAAATCTGCGGACATTATGAGCTTAAACACCGTTTCTGGAGGTGCGCCAGCTAACCAAGCAGTCCAAGCAAACCAAACATGGGCAAAACTCCACAGAAACAAAATCCAGTAAGTCGCCACAGGACGTACCGAGGCTGACAAACTTGCGGCCCAACCACCAGCGTCTTTTACCATTTCGGTTTGTTGCTCAATCGCAGAGTTAAACGCATCCATAACCCCAGTGTCTACCGTGGCTTCGCGCTGCGCCCCGATCTCAGCCATTTTTTGTTGACCGCGCAGGGTTTCTAGTTGGCATTGCTGCTCAAACATTTTTAACTCATGCGCTCGCTCGTTTTTTTTGTCCATCCATTTGAGAACTTCAGGAGCTAGACGAAACACGCCTCCAAGCAAAGAACCAAAGATACCACCACCTAATAATTCAAACATTAATGTTTCTCCATCAAAATTGTTAACCACCAAAAAGACATTCCCAACAAAAGAAGCACTAGCGCCCCGCCCATTAGCCAAGTCAAGAATTCGTCCATTTCCTCTTTTTTAGCTTTGGCGTTCTTTTCGTCCAGTATTTCCTGCGTTTTGCGGTCTTGAATAAGCCTATTGCGCTCAATCAGTAGCTGCTGCCACAAATCGGCGTTGCCCGACATCACAAAGTAATTATTCAACTCGCGTTCAGCGTCTGCCAATTGCTTGGCTTGCATGACGATTTCAAAGGCTTGCGCGGTATCAGATTGGGCAAAACTAGATTTAGGCTTAGATGCGGCTTTTTGCACCACATCTTTGGCTTCAAAGAACTTCATCAGGTCGCCAGATACGGCCTGTATGTCCTTGCCTAACGCAATGGCGGCTTTAACCCCTTTAACGGCGGCTTGTGCAGTCGCAAAGGCGGTAATCGGGTCGATCATTTTGCATGGGTTAAGAATGTAAACACCACGCTGCCCATACCAACCAACAATGCGCCAGCCGCATTCATAATAATGCGCTCCATGCGTTTTAGCCTGGCGTTAATTTGTTCGTATCGTTCCGCACAAACAGCTTCATGCGAATTTAATCGTGCTTCAGTTTCGGTCATGATTTTTGAATGAATGCTAATGCGTAGTAGGTCGGAAGATACGTTCCCACGTTGCTGGTTGCAGAAGATGTAAAGCCGCCTGTATTACCTACTGCGTAGGTGTTACCAGCGCCTACTACAAACGAATCTTTAAGGTTAGGCGTACCGTTTGAACCATCGCAAAGGTAGTAGCCTGACGGAATAGAACTAATAGAACCCGACCACATAATGATGCCACCAGAAGGAACTGCGCTTACCGCCGATGTCGTTCCAATGATGCCGTAAAGATTGTCGTAAGTTTGAATGACGTTATTGCTAGAATCAGCCAATACAAATTTGTAATTGCTACCCGATGTTAGCCATATCTCATTTGGTGGCCTGCCATCCGTGCCTAGTTGAATAGGATTGGTGTTAGCAATAGTTCCAGCCGAGGTGGTGTAAGTCGATGCAGGCGTAGTCGTACCCGCAAGGTAGGTGTAAATATATCCCCCATTGAGAGGAATGCCGGTGGTGGTAAAGAATTGGAATCCATTACCTATGGGAGAAAGATTAACGCTCATTGCTGTTCCTGTCCTAATTGTGGGAGTAAATCTGCTAATGTTGCGCCTTGAGTTGGCCTTAATGGAACTTTACCTAAAACACGACCAGTAGCACCATAAGCACGGCCTGCAAGATTTGCGGCAGTTCCTACTGCTCTTGGGCTTTGAAATGGTAACGCAAGAAGCGTTAAAGGATTTTGAACTGCTGCACCTAATGTGCCCAAACCACCAACTTGCGCTAATCCTCTAGGCGCTAAAGATTGCATAGATTGCCCCGCAAGAGCATTCATAAATTTACCGCCACCTTGTGTTTCAAGCTGATTAGCAAGATTTAATCTATTCCCGTAATTTGTGTTTACATTGTTTCGCGTCAAACTTTGCAATTTACGCATTGCTGTATCAGCCGATGCTTTATCTTTAAGAGACAATGCACGTTCAATTTCATTAATTAAATCACTAGCACTTGAATAATCGCCCATTACTTTTGCATAAGTTGGCGCTTGATTGTTAATGGCATCTTTAGTTTTGTTATAAACTTGATTTGCAACCATTCTTGCATTTTTTTCTTCATAAGGAATGGATTGAACAATATCGCCTAATTGTTGTTTAAGAGCATCAAACCCTTCTGGCGTATGGTACTCAGTAGGACTTAATTTTTTCCAATTATCAACCGCTTCTTTCATTTTTTGATATGTTGCATATCCAGCAGGGTTTTTTATTTGCCCTTTATACATAGTCATTTTTTGTGCATCAGAAAGTGCAGAATCTACACCAGAAAAATCTAAAATTGATTTATCGCTTGTAATGCCTGCCATGCCTTTTTTGTATTCGGCATTTTTTTGCATTTTTAAATTTTGCAAATTTTGTTTTGCTGTATCTAAAACATCTTGCATTGGCACTTCGCCACGCAAATTTTGCATGAAAGATTTATCTCCTTCAGCGCCTGCTTTAAATGCTCTAGCAACCGATTCTTCACCTACACCAGTTGTTAAACCTAAAGTTGAAGATGCAACTTTTCCAGCACCAGCAATAGGCCGCAATCCCGCAGAACGAAGTCCCCCAGAAACAGGCGCAATAACTGTTGCTAGGTCTGCCATAACACCTGCTGGGTCTTGCGCTATTGCTTGTTTAAAACCTTCTTCAGTACCATATTTTTCTTTGTATGCATTTATTAACTGGTCATAAGTTGCATTTGTTCTAGCAGTTGCTTCTGGCGTTACAGTTTGCGCTAGTTTTCCAATTGTTCCAGGAAATGCACGATTTAAAGCGCCAGCAGGAATGTCAGACAACCCAATTGCAGTTTGAATAGGATGAGTTACAGCATAATATAAATCCGTGCCCATTTTTGCAACGCTTGAAGGAAAATTTCGTGCAGCAGTTAATGGGACATCAGACCATTGCATTGGTGGCGCTTGATTTGGGCTAGGCATTTGCGCTCCTGTTAAAAGCGCATTTACATCGTATTCTTGACCAGAATTTGGAGCAGAATTTAAAAGTTGATTAATGTCGTATTCTTGACCCATTATTGGACTCCTGGGTTAACAAGTTTTAACACTTGTTGACGTTGTTGCTCTAAATTTTGTCTTTCTTCTTTTGACATAGGCCCAACAAACTTATTAAAAGCAGCAACATCTTCTTTGTCTAATGTCACTTTTGGTTTTTCGCCTACAAATGAAATGTAACGCATCAATGAGGGGTTAGATGCGAATGGAGCAAATTGTGTTTTAAAGTTTGATACGCCGCCGTAATTTGGATTTTGTGGATTTTTAGGATTTGAACCGTTATGCAAAATACCTTTGGCAAGCAAATCTTGTGATGTTAACCATTGATTGTCTGTTCTTACAATTTCTTGCAACGCTTCTTTGCTTAAATTAAATGAACCATAAGCAACTTGTTTGCTTGCAGCATCATTATCTGTACGAGGACTAAGGTTTTGAATACGTTGTTGCAAATATTTTGTAAGTTCTTGTTCTTTTGAATTTAAAGCACCATAATTTGTTTTGTTTTTTAAGTAATCTGCAATTGCACCTGTGTTTACAGATTGATCTTTTAACAACGTCATAATGTTGTTGTTAATGTTTTGAATTGTTGGAATGTGACCTAATGCGCTTTTAGGATTGTTATATTGATCTAAAGCATTTGAATAATCGGATTGTGTTTGCGCTACGCGAGCATTAAAGTTTGCAGGCGATTCATTTGGCAATTGAGACAACTGACCACTTGTTTGATTTGTTACTTGACCACCTCCTTGAGTAGTTTGACCACTAGCAGGAACATTAGTAGTTCCACCAGCAACACCACTAGAAGCGCCACCACCAATAACATAAGGTTGATTAGTAATCGGATTGGTTACAACAGTAGGCGCTAACGATTTTCCAGCCAAATTACCAGTAACATTAATAATAGGTTTTTTACCTCCGACAGAAGGTTGTTCTTCTGTTGTAATTAATTTTCCACCAATATCTTGAACTTTTGCTTTTGGAGCAAATGAAGAATATTGTTCGTCTTGTGACATCAATGATTGACCAAAAGCTATAGCTTCTTTAGATAAATCAACATCAGGGTTATTAGAGTTTAACGACATTAAATTTGTCATTGCCCCAGCTAATTGTTTTACATCTTCATCATCAGGATGTAATTTAACAATATTATCAATTGCACGTTTATAAACTGCTGGGTCTTTTGCGCCTGCATACCCAGCGGCAGAAATTGCTGAACCAAATAAATTTTTCTTAGCTTGGTTAAGATTTAAAGTTGAACTACTTGCTTTTGCTTGATTATCTACAATTCCTGTAAATCTTCCAATTTGTTCAGCCGCAGTTTGTGGAGCAATTGTTGGAATAATTTTGTTTATTTTTGCAAGATCAAATTTCCCGTTTGTCATAAACATTTCGGGTTTATTTTTTATAGAATTTTGCACTGCAATTTGTTCATTTCTTGCAGTTGTTGCAGCATCTAATTCAAGACTACCTTTTTGTTGACCTTGTTGTGCTGTTTTAGATTCTGCAATATTACGAGCAATGTCAGGACCGTAAGTTTCTTCAAGTTTTTTGTACTCAAGTTGCCGTTGTTTTAGCAATTGTTGATTTTGCTGCAACTCTAATTGCTTGGCCTGTAAAGCCAAAGGGTTCATTTGCTGCGCTTGCTGGTATTGCTGAACGCCCGATGCCATGTTCATCATGTCTGCCAGCGAAGTCTGCTGGGGCATGGCGTTGGTGTAGCCGGTGAAATAGTCTGGCATGATTAATCCTTATGCGGTAGTAGGCGTAGTTGCAGGAACTTTGCCTGTCTGTCCTAACAAACTAGATAGGAATGTAGCATTAGCCGCCGAATTAGCACCACCAGCGGCAACTTGTGCTTGTCCAAGTATTGACGCAGCCGTAGCGTTTGCAAGGCCGGTATTAAGGCCGGTTACACCTGTGCCGTAAGAAGTTCCCGCATTTGCCGCGCCAGTGTTTGCGGTTTGACCAATTCCAGCCATGTTTGACAGGTTGTTGTAAATGTTATTGCGCTGTGTTTGGTAGTTTTGGAAGGCGTTTTGATACGCATTGCCAGCATAGTTTTGCGTATAGTTTTGCAAGCCTTGTAAAGTATTACCCGACAATGCGCCACCACCTACGTTAGCCGCCCGTTGATTAGCCATTTGCCCTTGTTGCAGCATGAAATCGTAGTTAGGCGCTAGTCCAGCCGCTAAATCTGCTGCATTAAATTGGTGCGTTAAGTAACCAGTACCCGTTCCCATTGTGGTCGGCTGACCTGTTACGGGGTCGTATTGTTGGTACTGACCGCCGCCCATTTGACCAATCTGATTCAGCGCATTTAAGCCGGTCGCTTGGTAAGGTTTTTGAAAACCTAATTGTTGGTCGTAAATGCCTTTTAAAATGCCTTGCGAAGCCGTTGTAGCGTCTTGCTGGGCTTTTAGACCTTGCCCTATTGCATTAGATGTATTTACTGCCGTAAGCGCACTGGTAGCACCAGAGGCTAATGCGGCAAGTTGAGTGCCGGTTAAACCAGTAGCAGTTTTTAGTTTGTCTAACAAGCTAGGGTCGCCATTTGATGCTGCGGTTGCGGCTGTACTAGCTGCTGATGCAATGTTAGCCAATGAACTACCGGAAGTAACTACACCACTTGCAGCAGCTTGTTCAGCAGGAGTTAATGCTCCTTCCGCAGCCGCTTTTGCACCAGCCGAACCAGGCGACATGCCTGACGCAACAGCTTGATTAGCTGAAATTGCCGCAGGCGCAGCAGCAGCAATACCGCCTAATGTGGTAGTTCCACTTGCAGCCGCCAATTCTGCCGGTGTTAATGCGCCAGCCGCTGCTGATGCAGCGCCAACAGACCCAGGGGCTAATCCAGATGCAACCGCTTGATTAGCTGAACCTAATGCGCCAACAGTCTCAGGAGCTAATGCGGCAACACTACCGCCACCAGCACCACCAGCACTAGCACCAGCAGCACCGCCAAATAAATCAGCCGCAACAGGGCCAAGGAAATATGCGCCAGCGCCTA